GATTGTAAGCCATGTACAATCTTTCTGAGAATAATTTTTCCCATCCATATTCTGAATCTGGTGCTGCTGGATATGCTGAGTCCTCCCTACAATCAGGATTATCAGGGTCTACTTGATTATGTTCTGGATACATACATGCTGATCCAGAATAAAATATCTTGGTCTTATTTACTTCATATGCATCATTATATTCTCTTTGTTTTTCTAAAACATTTAGATTAATAGTGACTGAGTTCTGCATAATCTCAGCATCATTTTCACCAGTGAATACAAATCCTGCACCACCCATGTCAGCAGCAAACTGATAGATCTCATCAAATGATTCTATCATTTTGTAAGGTATTGAACTATAAAAGTTACCTTGATATCCTTTAAATTGCAATACTCTTGCTACAAAATCAGGATCACGTAAATCTCCATGCACAAATTCATGGGCATCTGTGTCACCATACTCAGGGTATTTAAGGTCTACACCCCTTACCCAGTAACCTTCTTTACGAAGCCTCTTAACCATATGGCTTCCAATAAAACCACCTGCACCTAATACAAGCGCAGTTTTTTTAGGATCAGTCATTTTTAATCAACTCATGGATGTATTCTACAGAATAATAAAAACTATGTCAACCTCTATCTGCTCTTTCTTGAGCAGCAAGTTTTTCAAATGCTATCACATCTATCTTACGCAATACTGCTTCAATTATACTAACTCTTTCTGCTAGATCTGCATCTTCAGTGTCATGATTACACTTAGGATGTGCCTCTGCCTCTAATGCTGTAAGTCTTTTCTCTACTTCTACATCATACTTAGACATTGCTGCACCACTAGCAGATACTCCTGCCTTTCCCTTTGCCATGATTAATTTAATTAACTCTTGGATTATTTATATCCATCTATTGACTGTGAGTTCTATAGACCCATCAACCATTTCCCATTCCTCTTCTACTTCAAATCCCATGTCCTTAACAGTATTATGAATTGTCATACGTGCATACTGCTGATTGACCTTATCAATAAATCTTTCTACTGGAACAGGTTGATTCCATGTTTCTAAATCTGCTACCAATTCATACTCACCTGTCACTGGATTCATACGAAATCCAATGTCTTGAGCAATGGCAACCTCAGCCTCTACTGTTTCATGACCAATGCCATGAGAACCAGTTACCTTAAGTTCCTGATCCTCTTTGACATCATACTGAAGCAATTCTAATGCTTCAACTAGTTGTGGTTTGCTCTTGAGTTTGGTCTTGATTGTGCTGAAGTGTGACATTGCTGTAGTATTCTGGTTTAACTTCTGTATAATTAACAGAACCTAATTTTTTTTCTATAGTTCTAGTTATATTCTCACAATCATTACCAACGACACCAAAGACTTCTTCAGCCACAGTGCCATCTTGATGTATTGTAAATTTAATTTGTTGTTGTGGCATTAGAATGTATGAGGGTGAGTGTCTACATCTGCATGTTCAATATTATCTATACTTTCTATGTGACCATGATCAATATCAATATGCCACTTCTTTTCTAGTGCATCAGCAATTCTTTCAAGTGCTGATGCTATTCTATTGAACTCCTCACTCATAATAATCACCCTTGGTATATGCAGGAACACCATCAGGATCTAACCATTTGGTATATTCAAAGTCTTCCATGGCAGTGGTCAACTGCATACCATTGTCACAAAGATACATGTCTTTGTATCTTCTTGTGTAGCTATCCATCTTCTGGATACGAAAGTCAGGTTTACCATTATCTAGAGTGCCATTCTCAACATAACGATAAGGAAATCTTTCAAGTAGAACTGTCATTAGCGATACCCATCAAATTCAGAGTTTGTTGCATTAGCATTAGCAGTTTGTTTATAAACTAGATCTTCTGATATAGCATCAATTAGAATATCATAATCATCTAAGGCATCTCCACTGAAAGAGATCAACCCTTCTCTCTCATAATATTTTCTCACCTTCTTAAACAACTTGGGATTTTTTACATCTAGGAAAAAATCCCCATTGACTGCACCCTGTAAGGTCTGCAGATCTTTCTTGAACTTTGAAGTAAGCGTCATTGCTCTGTTGTTGGACTCTTCTAGTATAGGGTAAACTGCTCAGTAAGTCAAGAGGAGTGGACACTTTCCCAATCGGCTTGGAAGAGTTCTAATCCCTTGTCAGTAAGGATATGATTATACATCTTCTCAAAAACTGCTGGTGGCATGGTAACAATGTCAGATCCATGCTCAAATAACCTACCCACATCTCTTACATTTCTAATAGATGCTGCTAACACTTCAGTGGTTACAAAGTGTTCTTTGAATACCTTGGCAATATCTTTTACTAAACATATACCACCAAAAGAATTATCATCCACTCTACCTACAAATGGTGACACATACTTAGCACCTGCTTTTGCTGCTAATATCGCTTGTGCCTGAGAGAATATAAGAGTTACGTTGACTCTAATGCCAGCATTTGATAGTTCCTTACATGCTCTTAATCCATCTACACTACAAGGGACTTTGACTGTGCAACACTTACCAAAGGTGAGTGCTAATCCTCCACCCTCTTTTATCATTTCATCAGCATTACCCACTACTTCCATACTAATATCTTGAATACCTAAGTCCTTCAACTCTTGATATACTTCTAAAGGATCTCTTCCACTTTTTTTAATTAAGGTGGGGTTAGTTGTAATACCATCTATGAGTCCACTAGCAAAATGCTTCTCTATGAGAGAAGTATCAGCAGTATCCAAAAAGATTTTCATGTTTGTTCAGACTCTTCAAATTCAACACTAATTATATCACATTCATCCTCATCATGCAATTCTATCCACTCCTCAAACTCCTTATAGAGGGCATCTTTCTCTCCAATTGTCACAGCATCCTCAAGTTTCTTCCTAGCCCACTGAGTAATATGAGCAACCACCTCCTCAGTCTCCTCCAAAGTAGTTCTTTTTGAAGTATCTGGAAAGGATGTTGCTGTTGTAGTATGCTGGTGTTCCATCGTCCAAGGCTTCAGTGAGGACGTTGTTACTGAAGAGTTGTCTTGTTTCTTCGTAGTTTGTTTTGCCAGCTGTGTTATGTAAGCTGAGGATAGTTCTGCTAAAGTTCTGTCTACCCAGTTGTTCAATCTCTTCTTTAAGTTCTGGACAAGACCCATAGTACTTCTTCCAATCAGATTCAGATTTTACTTTGCGTTTCTTACCCTTTGGGGTTCTAAACTGCCAAAAGTATTTACGACCAATATATTCTCTTCCGTTAGTATTATTTATGATACGATAAACAAATCCGTAATATTCTCCTATATCAGTTGATTCAAATACTTTTCGATTATATCTCCAAGGATTTTCATACTTAATAGTCATACTCGTCAAGGACATCCAATGCATTATTTAGAATGCGTTGAGCTGCCCCTCTTTGACGTGCATCCCATTCAGGATACCAACTATGATTTGCAAGACCTGATTTCATTTGATCAAGTCTTGCAGTCATATCTATTTTTTTAAGTCTGCCGTTCATATATTCAGGATACTTAGGATAAGGTGGATTCTCTTTCATCATCCACCTACTAATTTATCATAGTCATCGGCACTATCTAAAATTGATTTCTTCATCTCCTCATAATCCCACTCTATTTCATCAGAGTTTGAATCCTGAGAAGGTATCTTTTTTGACATCTTGTTTGATTCCTCCGACGACATAACTTTCAACCTCCGTCTCTTGTGGTGCTACTTGAAGTCCCTTAGAAGAGATCCAATGCTCTGTCCAAGGAAGTGGATTATTTCTCATTGGAATATCGTATTGTGCTTTCAAACCAATAGATCTAAGTCTACGATTTGCAATCCACTCAACATACTGCTGAAGTAGTTTATCATTCAATCCTATCATAGTTCCATCTCTAAACAAATAATCAGCCCATTTCTTTTCTTCATCTACACATTTATTAAACATCTGATATGTCCACTCCTCTTCTTCTTTCATAATATCAACCATCTCTGGATCATCACCCTTCCTCCAATTATTAATTATATTTTGAGTTAGGGCAAGATGTTGATTTTCATCTCTAGCAATTAAAGATATGATCTTAGCTGAACCTTCCATAAGCTTAAGTTCACCAAAAGCAAAACTACAAGCAAAAGAAACATAAAAACGAATACCTTCCAGAATATTAACATTGGCAACTGCCCTATAAAGTTTACGTTTCACCTCTTTCATTTCTAAAACA